ACAGCACCTTCGCGACAGCGCGGCCGAGCCAGTGCGCGACGTTGGAGCTGACCGCGTTGCCCGCCTGCATGGTCTGCTCGCCCTGATTGCCGGTCACGATGTAGTCGTCCGGGAACCGCTGGGCGCGCAGATGCTCGCGGGGCTTCAGCATCCGCAGCCGGCACTCGGCGATGTCGGTGTCATCGGGCTGCACCATGGCCATTGAGTCGCGGGTCGCGACGGTGTGCATGGGCTCGCGGGTCGTTGTCGCCCTGCCGCGGCGATAAGGGATCACGAGGGCGTGATGGTCCCGGACCGTGATCGTGCCCACAGGCTCGGTGACCCGTTCTACGTTGTGCTGCGGCTCGCAGTTGCCGCCGTAGTTCCGCAGCATGAACGGCGGCACCGTGAGTGCGTGATGAGAACCGGAAGTGGTCACCGTCGCCATCGGCGTCCTGATGCCGCGCACGGTCTGGTTGTTGCGGAGCATCGTGATGAACGGCTCGTTGGTGAACAGCGCCTCAGTGTCACGGGTGACACGGGTCCGGAACGGCTCGCCGGTCGTAGTGGGATCGGCCTTGCGGTTGAAGCCGCCGAGCGGCAGCACCAGGCCGTGATTCGACCCGTTAGCGACGATGGTCGCAAGCGGCTCGTCGATGCCGATGTTCCGGTCCCGTCCGGACCGCAGCAACGTGAGGAACGGCGCAGTCGCGATTGCCTCATCGCGGGTCGTGGTGATCGCGCCGAGCGCGTCGGCGAATGGCGGCCGGGACCGGTGCCGGTCGCCCTGGCTCGACAGGCGGACGACTGCGGTATCGCCGAACAAGTCCAGGCCAGCGCGGACTGCCGATAGCGCTCGCCGGCGCGACCGTCGTTCATTCCACGCACCGAGCGGGACGTCTGCGAGTGCAGATCGGTGCCGCGCCGCTCAGGATGGTTGGTGTACGGGGTGCAGTCGCATGCATAGTCGAAGCGAGTCGGGCGCCGGAGCAGGTACTCGCGGGCGTATCCGCCGAGAACCGTTCTTGCCTGGTCTGCTAGGGCGTAGACCTCCGGCGTGTTCTTCCCGGTGCCTGACTGGGTTGCGGCACCGCGGCCGGTGTCGCTGATGCCAACCGATAGCAACGCGGCTAGGTGATTCTCGGTCAGTCCGGCCTGCTCGGCCAACTGGTGTGCGCGGCGCGCCTGCGGGCGGCTCATGTCGAGAGCTACAGCGACCGGGACCGGGCGGCGACCTTCGCCGCATGCAACGCAGACGCCAGTCGGCGACCATCCGAGAACAACCTTCCTTGCCAGGTTCAGCGGAAAGGCTGCGTGATGCTCAACGCCTAGTTCGGCCGGCAACTTGAGCGGCTGCGCTGCGATTTCCCACACTGAACCGGGCAGAGCGCCGAGCGGGTTGACCCGGTCTGCAAGCGTGCGCGGCTTCTGGCCGGGCGCAGTCTTCCGGGTAGCGTTATTGCGGATGTAGCCGCTGTTCTCGATCCGGATGTCATCGATCGCCGAGTAGTAGACCGGCTCCTTCGTGAAGTGGAACACCTGCTCATGAGCGCGACGGACCCGGTCTTTCACTGACTCTGGTGTCGCGTCCGGCTTAGCCCAGATGATCTCGGCGCGGCAGATCAGGTCGAGCTCGTCAATGCACGCGAGCATGTAACGCTGCGGCAGCCCTAGGAGACTCTTACGCCGGGCGAAGCTCGTCGTGTTCCGGCGGCCGGGGATCGCGTTGGCGCGGTCGGCACGCCAGGTCCGCGCAGCTGAGCCGTCCGCTCGGACTGAGTAGACGTCGCCGATGTTGACGAAGATCGACCCGGTCGGCTTCAGGACACGCATCCACTCGGCAGTGCAGTCGAGCAGATTGTCGATGTACTCGCCGGGCGTCTTCTCGTCGCCGATCTGCCCGGCGTAGTGCTCGCCAGCATCTTCGTACGACCGAATGTTGTAGTACGGCGGGCTCGTGACGATCAAGTCGACCGACTCGTCGGGCAGCGGCAGGCTCCGGGCGTCTCCGCGGACCACGATCGCCGTCACGCTGCACCAGCCGCGTTCGACGGCCGCCACGACTCGGGGGCGATATCGACGAACCGCACCAGATCGCCCTGCCACGCCGTGACAACGTTCGCCTGCGGGCCGTTGCGCTGCTTGCCGACGATGATGTCTGCCTCGCCTGCGCGCGGCGTTTCCTTGTCGTACATGTCTTCGCGGTGCAGCAGGATCACAACGTCGGCGCTGTTCTCGATCTCACCGGACTCGCGGAGGTCAGCGACGATCGGCCGTTTGTCGAGCCGGTGTTCCGACCCGCGACCTAGCTGCGCGAGCGCGATCACCGGCAAGTCGAAGTCGCCAGCGATGTGCTTCAGCCCGCGGGCGATCTCGGACACTTCCTGCTGCCGGTTCTCCGCACGTCTCGTCCCGGTCATCAACTGCAGATAGTCGACGACGACCAGGCCGGGGAGTTCCTTGCGCCGCTCGGCGGCACGCAGCTCGGACCGGATGTCAGTCAGCGACGCGTGCGACGGGTCGAAGATCTTGAGCGGTGCTTCGCCTATGTCGACCTGGGCGCCGCCGAGCCGTCCCCATTCCCGGTCGGACAGTTCGCGGCGCAGCAGGTGCATCAACGGCACCCGCGCTTCGGCTGCGAGTAGCCGCAGCGTTAGTTCTTGGCGGGCCATCTCAAGTGACCAGAAGTGAACCCCGGTGCCGCCCCGGATCGCGTTCTCCGCAGAGATGTTGAGGGCCAGGGCAGATTTGCCGCCGCCTGGGCGCGCCGCGATGACGATCAGCTGCTTGCGGCGCAACCGGTTCAGAACCGCGTCGAGATCACTCAGGCTGGTCGGCAAGCCCGGAGTCTCGCTGTCCGGAGCCTCGATCGAACCGAGCACTTCCCACATCAACGGACCGACATCATGACCGGTGCTGTCGTCACCAGTCCCAGCCGCCGTGTCGAGCCAGTTCCGTGCCGCGTCGAACGCCTGCCCAGGTTCAACATCGCCCGCATAGCCGGTCTGCACGATCCGGGTGCCGGTCTCGATCAGCCGCCGAAACGCAGCCCGCTCGGCGACGATCCGCGCGTAATACCCCGCATTCGCGGCGGTCGGCACCGCAGCAATCAGGGTGTGCAAGTACGGCGCGCCGCCCATCTGGACGAGCTCGCCCTTGCGGGCCAGTTCCGCGCCGACAGCGACAGCGTCGGCCGGGTCACCGCGGCTGAACAGGTCGAGTACCGCGCCGAACACGAGCTGATGCGCCGGCCGGTAGAAATCTCTCGGCGACTTGATCACGTCGAGAACGTCGGTGATCGCGTCTTTCGACAGCATCATGCCGCCGAGCGCGCATTGCTCCGCGCCGAGATCATGCGGCGGGGTGCGGTCGTAATCTTCGCCGGTCACCGGTCACCGGCCTCGATTGCGCGGAGCGTGCGGCTAGCCCTGGCCGTGATGACCTTCGGGTCGGTCAAGCCGTCGGCGATCAGCCGGCGCGCGGCGCGTTCCCACGCTAGGTAGGCGGCCGCGTCGTCAACGATTTCGTCAGGCACGTCAGGCAGCGGGGTTCGGGCGAGACGTTCGTGCCGCATGACCTTGATGCGGTCGCGGATGTGCGACGGCATGATCCACCGATCGGATTCCATGTAGTGCGCCTTAACTGCGGCACTCGCGTCAGCGAAGGACATGTCGCCGACGAGTTCGAGCCACACGGCGACATCGGTCTCGCCGACAGTGCGGCCGTTGACGCCGCTGATGATCGCCAGCAGGTCGATGACTTCGTCGCGGGTCACAGGATGCTCCCTTGGATGACGGGCGGGTGGGTTGTCTCAGGTGCATCTGGCGACGACGGCGGCTGGTTCTTGAGCGCCTGTATCGCGGCGACCCGTGCGTCCGTGGCAGACGGCCGGGGCGCGTTGCCGGCCGCGCGGCCGTTAGCGAGCGCGAGTTGTTTCTTGCGCTCTGCGTCGGCTTCCATCTGGAGCCGCGCGTACTGGTCGCGGAGTTTTGGCATCGACCGGATGTTGCGCCGCCAGAACTCGCTGTCCTGACACCAGTCGATCGCGCGGTGAACCTTGTCCTCGGTGCGATGGTCGGTATCGAGCATCAGCCGGGCCGCGTCGAGCCATTGCTTGCCGATCGGGGGTCGCTTGCCGTCAGGGTCGTTCGCTTGGACGCGGTCAGCGAGATGGACGCACAGTCGCTCGGCGTCCTCGCGGCCGGCGTTGAGATCGCTCTGACGAGAAGAAGGTTTTGACTTTGGGTTTATGTTCTTGGGTTTGTCTGCAGTGGACTGCACCCCTGGCGACGCTGGACTGCACCCCAGAACTTCCGCGCCTTGGGGTGCAGTGGACTGCATGTCATCGTGTTCTTGCATGTCACCGGCACCTTGGGGTGCAGTGGACTGCTGGGGTGCAGTGGACTGCCGGTCAGCAGTCGGCTGCACCCCTCGCGGATGGCTGCCCCGTACCTTCCCCCGGGGTGCAGTGGACTGCAGGTCAGAGACAAGTTCGAGAGCCAGGTCATAGACCACCGGGCGACGATTGACCGGGATGTATGCGGCAGCGGACTGGTCGCCCGGCCGGATCAACTTCGCATCGGCTAGCAGCTGCAGATCAGCACGGACCTGCCGTTCGCTCTTGCGAGCGTAAGCGGCGAGTGTGAGCGCGCTCGGATGCGCGCCGCAGCCGCGCCGGTCCGCTGCCTCGGCGAGACCCATCAGGACACCGACGCACTGCGATGGCACGTCCGGGGCCTGCTTGAGAGCCCACAGCATCGCTTCGAGACTCATTCCTGGTGGTGCCCCTGCCATTCCTGATGTCCTTGATGTACCTGGGCAACTGCGGCACGCATAAGTGATCCTACGCATGCGCAGGCGCATGGAGCAAGTCATGCCTGAGAACATGCCGCTGCGCGTGACGTGGTAGCCTGCCGCTAAGCACGCCACGGCACATGTTGTTGCGCACAGGCGTACGGATGCGGAAACTGTGAGGGTGACGGACGTGGTCGATGAAGCTGTTGCTCGCGCCAGGTCGGCTAAGCGCCACCTTGCGGCATACAACGCGGACATAGCGCGGCTGAACGAGCTGCTGCCAGTCCTCCGGGTCGAGAAGGGTCTCGGGCCGAAGGACATTGAGACACTGCTCGAAGGCGTGATCGAGCGCGGCACCATAAGCCGCAGGACGGCCGCCGTCGTAGGCACCGCTCGTAAGAAGCCGGCCGGGTCCTGAGTCGATCACTCGCTGATCCCCTCCTGAGTCGCTGTCCCCTCAAATGCGGCCTGTCTCGTCTCTCACCGGGCGGACGGCGAGAGACGAGACAGCACCGCTAGCCCCCCTCGCGCGGGGCCGTCTGTGCGCCGGCTGACTAGACCGGCCAGCCCTGTTTTCGCATCAGGCAACCGCCTTCCACGCCACAGTGGAGCGACGCAGCAGACGACCGAGATGCCAGTGACCGGCACGGCACGGGTACGGGTGCAAGCCCTGGCCTTTGCGGTGCCGGTCCATTCCGTTCAGTGCAGCTAGCGCGGTCCGCTGCGTGGGGTAGGCGTCCTTCCACGGCCAGAGACACGTGCCGGGCTGCAGCTGGTCGGGTGAATCGAGAATGGTGAGTGCCCGCCAGTACGACCGGCGTTTGTGCTCCAGGGTCCGGGCGTCGCGGTCTTCGGCTTCAAGCCGTTTGAGCGCGCGGAGTGCTCGTTTCTTGCCGCCGTAGTGCCGGGCCCATTCGATGACCCGCGGGTCGTTGTACCTGGAGATCAGACCCACCCCCAAGTCCGACCCGTAAGCACGAAACTCACGGTCGCCTGGTTGACTCCGTACGTTCCTGCGATAGCCCGCGTCGTCTCGCCCGCCGCATGGCGGCGGCGAATCTGGAGGACAATGTCCGGGTTGAGCTTTACCGGAGTCCTCGAAGGCCGCGCGTTGGGCTCGATAGACGCCCGACCCGCATCGAAGCGGCTGTGGCAGCTGTGGCACATCGCGGCGTAGTCGTCGGGGTTGGTCAGGTCGCCCGTCAGGTTGGCCCACTCGTACTTGTTCGACTCGCATCCCCAGACGCAAGACACGGCCGCGCCGCGAGCACGGTAGACGCGTGCGTGACAGGCCGAGTACTTCGCTGCATCGCCCTTGAACGCTTTGCATGAGTTAGAGCAGAAGGTCGCACGTCGAGCGATGTAACGCGTCTCGCCGCAAGCTGGGCAGACGCGCAGGTCGTAATACTCGTATCGAGCGGTCCGCGCTTGGCCGTTCTCAAAGATCAGGCCCGTGCCGTCGGCGTGGTTCATGGCGCAGCCTCGGTCCGGGCCGCGTCTTCGATCCGTGCCGCGATCTCGTCGATCCCGGCAGCCCAGTGGATGCCGGATTGCTGAAGCTGGACCGCGGTCGCGATCGCCTTGGCGACAGTTCGCCTGCGTGCGCGAGTCGACTGTGCTTTGACGGTGATGCCCGCGGCGAACAGCATGCCAGCGAGGATGAGCAGCGCGGCGACGACGATGTGCCCGGTCATGACGCCTCGTCTTCGATCAGCCGCAGATCGGCCGGCCAGTCGAGCAGCGCTAGCACGGCGCGCTGAGCCTGCGGCAGCGCGGCGACCGGATAGCCGAGATAGTCGGCGCCCATCGCGGCGGCAGCGAGCGCGTCCGCCTCGTCGTTGCCGGATACGTCGCCGGGCAGCCGTTTGATCACCGCGGCTAGTACGGCGTCCTTACCGGCACCGCCTGACCCGGTCATGTACTTCTTCAGCTGGGTCGGGGCGACGACCGCGTACGGAATGCCGGCCTCGTGCAATGCGCGGGTGACGATCCACCACATGCCGAACATCCGGTCGACTGAACTGCCTTTAGCGTGGAGCGACGGACCTTCGATCACGACGAGGTCCGCGCCGTCGCAGTAGGCGACCGCCCGGTCGGCGATCTTCGTCATCCGGTCGTGGCTAGTCCGGTACCAGGCAGTTGTCCGGGTCTTCACGTCTGCCGGGGTTGCTGTGCGGAACCGTTCGGTAGCGACTAGTCCGCCTTTGATCGACGCGAGACCGGTCGACGTGATCGACAGGTCGAGACCGCACACTCGCGGGCTCACCGGGTCACCTGCTCGGCGGGCCGGTAGGCGACGAGTGCCTGTGCGACGGTGCCAGCGATGATCAGTTGACCTCGCAGCCGGTCGGGCAGCGCGCCGGGCTCGATCCACGGCATGTACTTCACGTACGGGCGGACCCACGCAGGCTCACCCGGCCTAGACGCGCCGGGCGCGAGCTGGGTGTCGTCGTGCCAGCGCCGCCGCACAGGCTGCGGCTGGGCTTCGGACGACGGGTTCAGTATCGCGAGCTCGACGAGCCGCGCTTGGGCGTGGGCTACCTGCTGCCGGTGCCTGTCGCGGCGGATCAGCCATGCGAGCAGGTAGGTCTCGTAGACCAGGCCGACGGTGCCGACAATCGCGGCGATCACGGGGTCACCACGCCTTCGACGGCGTCGAGCATGTCGGCGACGAGCCGGCAGTCACCGAGCGCGGTGTGCCGGTCGTAGCGGTCCAGGTTGATGCCGAGCGCGCGAGCGAACTCGTCGGTGCCAGCGTCGATGGATGGGATTTCGCCGAAGTAGGTGCCGAACTCGGCCAGGGCGCACAGGTATCCGTAGACGATTGAGCCGATGTCACGGACCCGGTAGTGCCAGCGTTGACGGCAGCCGTGCCTGAGCAGGAACTTGTCAAGGAACCCGGAGTCGAACGTCGGCACGGCGCAGATCAGGGTCACGTCGTACAGCAGGGGGCACAGTTCGGACGCGAGCGCGTACGGGTCGGACCACAGATCGCGTTCCCGGTCTTCGGGTATCGGCATCAGGTCGACGGCGCCGATGCCGTGAACGACACCCGCGGTGCGCTTGTGGTAGCCGCCGATGTCGAGTGACTTCTTGTCGGCGCGGGACTCGTCTGGCTGTATCAGCCAGCGATGCTCGATGCGCGCGGCACTGTCACGTTCGATCAGGCCGATTTCGTAAATGTCATGGAAGGTCGGGTCCAAGCCCGAGGTTTCCGTATCGGCGATTATCTGACGGCGGCTCATGACGCACGCCCGAGCGGCGTGAACCGGCCGCCGCTCCGGGGGCGGCTGCTGGCGAACTCGGACAGCTTCTCGTTCCTGCTGCGGCAGGTCGGGCAATCCGGCCCGGCGTCAGCTGCGGCAGGTTCGGATGCTTCGGACTGGGCTGCGGGCTGGTCGGTCTCGGTGACCGACCGCAGCCCGGACGGAACGGGTTCAGGACTGACCGCCGCCGACGGAGTCAAGTCGGCATCGGCGGCGGGGCTCTTGGTGTCGCGCGGCGCGCGGGACCGGCCCGGCGTGCGTGACTGACCCGGCGGGCGCAGCTTGCCGGCTGCGAGCAACGCGGGCCATGCGAGGCTGTTCAACCCGGCGAACACGACTGCGGTCTCAGCTACGCCGTTCATGCGGCGGCCGGGCCGGGCGTGCCGAAGGTGCGGTTGCGGGCAGCGCGTTCCCACCCGGCGGTGAGCAGCTTGTCGGTGCTCACGGATGCGATCCGGTGGTTGATGATCGCGGCGTCGAAGTCGGTTCCGACGGTCTGCCCGTCGAGCAGCCCGTCGATCGCGGGCGGCTCGTAGTCGTACAGGTTCGTCCGCTCGCGTGCGAGTTCAGCGAAGATGCTGCGTCCGAGACGCAGGTCCGGAAAGCCGGGCGGAAACTCGGACGGCTCGTCGGACGGTCGCGTAATCAGCGCGAGCGACGGCCGTGTCGCTGCCGTCTCCTGCTCGGCTGGTGCCGGGTCGGTTGCAGCCGACCCGGCCTGGTTGCTGGTTGCGGTCATTACGGTTAGTGCTCCTTCATCGTGTAGGCGCGAACGATGTCGTCGACTCGGATGTCGGCGACCTGGGCTTCAAGGTCGGCGAGCGGGCTCGCCAGGGGCATGCCGCGTCTGCGGCCGGCGGGGTGCCGGTATTGGGTCAAGGTCATCGCCCGGTCACGCCAGACGCGTTCAGCGGCACGGCGGATTTCACGTTTGCGGCTGCGTCTGGCCGCGATGGCACGGCACCCGTAGCAGCGCACGGCGGCTACCGCGCCGATGGCGGCAGCGACAGTCAGGCCGATTGCGGCGACATTGAGGTTCATCGGTTCGTCTCCCAGGAGTGGCGCAACAGCCCGCATTCGTAGGCCCATGCGAGTTCCGATTCGGGCGTGAAGGTCACTTCGTCGTGGCAGGGTCGGCACAGCGGCACGGCGTTGTCGGGGTCGGTGATCGAGCCGCCCCGTCCGCGTGTCAGCGGTTCGTGGACGTCGTCGGCTAGCCGGACGCAGCCTGGGCGGGCGCAGTTCGGACGCTCGGGCCAGAGCCGGGCGATCATTGCGCGGCGCTCACAGTTCTCGGCGGCGCGCTTGGCGCTGACCTTCCGGATCGGGGTCGTGCGGTTCAGTGATGTCGTGCGGGCCGGCGCGCTCTCGATGGTTGCGGTCGGTTTCGGCGCGCGGCGAAGCTCGGTGCGGCGCAACGGTGTGCTGCCCCGCTTGAGTTCCGTCCTGCGCTTGAGCGCGCCGGCCCTTCTCACTGCGGTCAGCCCCAGGCGATCTTCGGGTCGGCTGGGTCGACGCCGCCGTTCTCGTCGCGAGCGGGCTCGTTCAGTCCGGGCGGGTCTTCGACCGGCAGTTGCGACTGATCGCCGTCCTGCTGGCTACCGGGCTGCTCGGCGGCCGGCGCGCTCTGCTGCCGCGGACGACGCTGCGACGAAGGCGGCTCCGACAGTGTGGTCGACTCGCGTTCCGGCTGCTGCGTCGGCGGCTCGTCGGAGTGCTCGACCTGGCCGGGGATCGCGTCTGGGTGCTCGGTGACCTCAGCGGCGTTGGTCCGGGGGTCGATGTTGACCCGCAGGCCCTCGTCCGCGTCGATCGCGATCGCTAGTTCTTCGGACTTCGGCAGCAGACGGCAGTTCTGCAAGACCATCGTCTTCTGGCCCATCGCGGGGAAGTTGTCCTTCCACGGCCCGACGAGACCGCCGCTGCGGTTCCGAGGCGCGTGCTGGTCGCGGTGCGCTTCCATGCGCGCGACCGACCACGGCTCGGTCACCGTGTACCCGTTGTTCACCAGCCGCGCAGTCGAGTAGAAGGCGCGGATCTCGCCGGGCAGCCCGTCGACGGACGGCTTGTGGATCAGTTCGTCGCGGTCCTCGTGGTAGGTGATGTCGAACCGCTCGCTCTGCCGGACGATCCGCGACGTAATCGCCGTGACCTTGCCGGAGCGGTACGCCAGTTCGACGTAGCCGAGATATCCGATGACCAGCTGAGCCCGGTATCGCCCGGCCTTGCCGTCCCAGTAAGGCAGCGGCCACGCATGGCCCAGGACAGCGGGCCGCAGCCCGAGCTGCGCGCACGTCATCAGCGCGCCGAGCAGGCTGTTCGCGTCGCAGGCGTCGAGCTTCTCGATCTTCCGCAGACAGGTGATCGCGTCACGAACCAACTGCGTAGCCTCGCGGCCGTGCGGCATCGCGAGTTCAAACTCGGGTGCCATGCGCTTGATTTGCGCTTCTAGCGAGTCGCGTTGCGCGATCTCGCCGCCCCCGCCGTCCGTGCCGTTCCGCTGAGCGGCGACACGGTCGCGGAGATTACCGCCACGGTTGTTACTCACTTAACCTCTTTCCTTGGGGATGCGAAGAACCCGCGCCCGGCAGGCGCGGTGCTTGTCTGGGTGGTCGGCCTTGATCGCGTCGACGTCGAGCGCCGGAACGGTCGTCTCGTACTTCTCGACGAGTTCCGGGTAGGTCTCGCGGAACCGCTTCTCGCTGAACTGGCCGTTCTGCTTGCGCGTGTAGAGCCGTTCTCCGTCCGGGCCGACTGCGACCTCGGCTTCGCCGAGCAACTCCTTGAGCTGGTTCTCGCAGCCGTCGACTTCTTCTGCGGCCTGGGCGATCTGCGCCTTGAGCATGGCGCGTCGGCTGAGCAGCGACTCGACTTTGACGGGGTCGAGTTCTTTCCGGGCGTCTTCGTCGCCGGCGTACAGGACGGCCATCAGTTCCGTCAGCGCGGCGTGCCCGTCGAGCGGCGGTGCCTCGCCTGACCAGACACGCTCCATGAATGAGCGTTCCATCGCGACGACGTCGTCGATCAGTTGCTCGTCGCGGTCGATGCGGTACCAGCGATCGTCGTTGCCTTCTAGCAGCACGCCGACGTGGAAGTGGCTAAAGCCGGTGACCGCGAGGTAGTGGACGGTCTGCAGTGCTTCCTTGTCCGGCACGCCGTCGGGGTCGCCGGTCTCGCCCCACTCGCGAGCCTTGTAGTACGACCGGTTCTTGAGTTCAAGACCGCACGGACCGTCCGGGCAGCCGAGCACCCGGTAGTCAAGATTCGCGCGCCGCCATTCGTCGGTCTCATGGCGGATCAGGCCGATGCGCCGTGTCCGCATGCCGGTCAGTTCGCAGAACCGCTCCGACATGTCGCGCTCGTGCTTGTGACCCCAGTAGGCGGCACGGGCGAGCTTTTCGGGTACCGGCCGGTCGGGCATCTCGCCGCGCTTCTCAAGCCAGAGCCCGAACGGTGACTTGTACCGGTCCATGCCGAGCAGCGCCGCGACGTCAGAGCCGCCGATGCCGGCCTGTCGCAGCGCGTGCCACTCGTCTGCGGGCACGTTGTACGGGGCGACGAGCACGCCTGTCGGCGTGACCTTCCGGCCGATCGCGCTGGTCACCGGGCACCGTCGCGGATGACCCGGTATGCGTCATCGATCCGGCCGGAAAGCATGTCGATCGCGTGGTCGAAGCCCGCGCAGTCCTCCGGATCGAACAGGTCGCGCCAGTGCCGCGTGCCACTGTCGAGCGCGGCACGGTCAACGACCTGATCAGCGAAGTCGGTCCAGGCGAGCAGCAGCGTCTCGTCGGTGTGCGACGCGTCGGCGTGCTGCCTGACGACCTGCCAGGCCAGGTGGCCGGGCTCGACCTGCTGGCCGGCCTGATGTGCTTTGAGCGCGACATCGGCGAGCAGGACAAGCATCTGATCGGCCGTGCTGACGGCGGTCATGACGGTCACCGGTAACTCCTAGGCATGCGGGCGTCCGCCATTCCGGCGGGCGCGTAAGCGGTGAGAAACTTCGTGATCTGGATTCCGGCGTTCAGCGACCAACGACCAACGTGCTGTCGCCGCTCATCCACCGCGGCGGACGCGATGACCGGCAGGACGAGAGCGCGGACGAACCGGCGCGCCTGGGCGCGAGCCTCGCCGTTAATGCCGGCGAAAAACTCCATCGTGTCGGCGTCGCGAGCACTGAGCCGCTCGCGGTTGACGCGCTTCGGCCGCTGGCTCGCGTGCCTGCCGCGCGAGCGGGCGTGCCGGCCGGTCACTGGCTGGCCTGCTTCAGCAGCACCCGTTGCATCGCGGGGATCGTCGGCGCGTCGAGCGTGAGACCGCCCGGTACGGGCAGGTTGCCGAAGCGGCGTGCGAGCGCTGCGATCTCGGCGCGACTGTAGACGTGCGTCGCGTAGACGTGGCCGGCGCTGGATAGCCAGACGTGGAAACCGAGGGGCTTCGCTATCCGGTTCGCTGCGTTGAGCCGACGCTCGATTACCCGGCCGAGTTGCTTCACAGGTACTCCCCCCGGCCTGCGCGGCGAGCGCGGGCACGTCCGGCAAGTTCGGTGACGACGACCCACGGACGGCGCAGTGCCAGTTCGCGGGTCTGCTTCGGCGGCACGCCGTTGATGTCCTGCCGGTGTCCGCAGCCGGTGCAGCGCAGGCCGCGCCAGCGGACGCGTCCGCAGCACATGGTCAGCGCGGGCGCGGTGGTGTCGACGGCGGTCATGCTGCATCACTTCGCGACACGCAGCCCTGGCGGTTCACGGCGCGCTGCCGGTTGTAGCGGGGATGCTCGGCGAGGATGGCTTGGTACTCAGCGAGTCGGGCTGCCGGCATGCTGTCGTAGCTGGTGGTTTCGATCTTCACGACCTCGGGCCACCACGACTGTTCCTGCTGATGCTGGCGGAACCTGTTGCGAGGCAGGCACGTGCTGCCGATGTAGAGCAGTTGGCGGTCTATGCCGAACATCCGGTAGACCACGGGTCGGCTCTTGCTGAGACAGTTCTCGCAAGTCGGGTGATCTACGGGGTCGGCGAGCAGGACTATCCGGTCGGCGTGGCCATCGCAAAGCCAATTCGCGCCGTAGTACAGGCGACCGTCAACAACCGCGCCGAAGACCTGGCGGGGGATGTGAGCCTTGACGCCGTAGTAGCTGACGGCGAGATGCGTCTTAGGCCAGACGGGCAATAGGAGCAAGCCACCAGACGACATCGCGGGCAGCGTGAGCGACTCTCCCGACTGGTTCTTCAACGGGTTCTTCATGACGCCGCGCTCTGGTCTGCGGACTCGGCAGCGTCGCGAATCTGCTCGTAGCCTTCGACGGTGATCGCGGCGAGCGGGACCTTCAGTACGTCAGCGATCGCCCGGCACAGCCGTATCGGGGCGGGCCGGTGACCCGTCTCGATAGCCGAGATGTACCGGGGGCTGACGTCTATAGCTGTCGCGAGTTCGACTGTCGACAGGCCGTACGCGTCGCGCAGCGCGCGGATCGTAGCGCCCTTCCGGACGTCTTCAGCGCTGGCGCTGTTCCACTGTGAGGCCATAGGAAGACCCTAGCAACTTTCGGGCACAGTCTCAAGGATGTTCCTAGGAACTTAGGCCAAGAAGACTTAGAAACTGTGCGCAAAAGTTGGTAAACCTAGGGAGTCACCCGTGCGTCCCCCACCCCATTTAGGGCATGATGAGGGCCATGCCGTCTCAAGACATGGACCGGGTAGCGGACCACGTTCGCACCCGGCGCGGCGAGCTCGGGCTGACGCAGCAGCAGCTCGCCGACAAAGCCGGCGTCGACACCGGCACGATCTCAAGCCTTGAGCGCGCAGGGACATGGCCCTGGGCGAAGAACCGCGCAGCCATCGAGCGGGCTCTCGGCTGGGGCACGGGATCGCTCAGCGAGATCCGTCGCGGCGGAAACCCGATCATCGACCGGGCAGCCGAGCCCGCGTCGGCGCGTTATCTCGACCCGGCCGAGCAGCACATCGCTGACACGCCGGGGCTCACGCCGCAGGAAAAGGAAGCGCTGATCGCTGTCATGCGAAGCGTCCGCGAGGCAGGCGGCCGCCGGACCGGGACCGGCTAACCGGCCTGCTCGTTCTCCCTGACTAGCCGCAGGACCGCGCGCCGCGGGATCTGCACCGTGTCGGCTTCGCATGCAAGCGCTTCCGGCAGCGGCGTGCCGCCGGCGCGCAGCGCCGTGATCAGACCTTCGCTCAGCCCGTCGAACCTGCGGCCGAGATAGTCGAGCCGCGCTTCAGCCTCGGTCAGCCGGTCCGCGGCGTCGTCGATCAGCGCCCGGTTCTCGTCGATCCGGTCCCGGTCGGTCAGCGGCCGCGCGTGCCGGCCCGCAGCCGCCGGCGTCTCGGTCATCCGGCCTGCGGTCTCCCGCCACTGCCGTTGCCTGCGACGCTTCACAGACTGCGCGCACAGAGCCCCCGCAACCGCGAGAAGAACCATGACCCCGGCTTCGTTGTCTCTCACGATCCGGGGTGCATGACTTTCGAGAAGCACGGCCAGGAAGAACAGCGCGACAGGCCATCCGAAACACAGAACCGTGACGCGCGCAGTGGTGCTGAGACCGTGCCATGCGTCCCTGACCGACTTCAATTTGGTCGTTCCCCCCTTGGGTGATGGGCTGAAGAAGTCTACGAGCCGTAGCCGACATTGAGGCATATTCCGATGATGGGCAGCGGGATACATGTGCTGGCCCCGGTTGACGGCGTCGGCGTCGGCGTCGGCGTCGGGGAAGAACCGGGCTGCGACGTTGCCGGCGAGGGTGACGGGGCAGGCGAGCCGTTCCCGGCCGTGCCTGCCGTCGCGGCGGGCGGCGGCTCCGTCGTCGGCAGGACGAACCTGGCAGGCGACGGGCCCCGGTGCCGTGTACGTCGCTGACGGTGATGATGCCCGGCAGGCGCAGATGTGCGTCCGGGTTGCGGCACTGGTCCGGCCATCTGCGGCGACGGCGCGCCGCCGGGCATCACCCCGACTACGACAACCGCTGCGGTCGCAGACGCCAGTGTCGCCCCGCCGATGACCGTGCCCAGCGCATGCAGCCGCCAGAGCCGGCGGGCCATCCCGAATGCGACAGCCGCCGGCACTGTCACGGCCGCCATCCGCGACGTGAGCCACCCCTCGCGCCGGGCCGCCCGGGAGAGCTGCCGGACCGTCGCCCGCTCATCCCAGGCTGCGACCGGTGAGACCGACAGGACGACTTCACGGGCATCGCGGATAGCGAACCCGCGCAGGCCGGTCGGCAGCGCGACGCGCCGGAGCCGGACTACGCCGGGACTGTGCCCGGGCGTCGTCTGCGTAGCGAACGCATGAAGTGCAGCCCACCATTCGGCGGGCGTGCCGCCTTCGTCGCCGATGACTGCGATGACGTGCTGGCCGCTGATGTCGACTGACACGACGTCGCCGGCTTGCTGGCGGATGCTCGACGCGGCGTACAAGACGGCCGGGATGCTTTCGGTGCCGGTCCCGGCTACGGCCCGGAGCGCGAGACGCAGCGCGTCTGCCTCTGCGCGTGCCTGCTCGGTTTCAGTGCCTTGTTCTTTGCGGACGGTCCGGAATAGTGCCCGGAAAGACCTCATTGACGCAGCACTCCCCTACAGTTCTACAGACCTGCAAAACCAACGGTCCCTGCCCAGGGAAGCTGATCACTTGACGCTCACCAGTGATCAGCGGTTTACGCGCTATTTGAACATAGCGACGTGCATCCGGCTAGATGCCCATAAATAAATAGAAGCCGCAACGGCACGGTGCGATATGTCGCAGCCGCCCTGGGCAGGGAAAACAACTGTGACTACCGCAATCCATGCCGTCGCGGCGCTACGGTGCCTGAGCACCGCGTACGACCTTGACTCGCGATGAAACTTCCTGTCAAGACATACGGCACGGATTGTTAAAAGCCGTATCGAAAGTAGGTAAACGTAAACCGACAGCAGGGCGAGATTCAGTCAAAGTTCACAGCTGCACGGCCAGACGAGTTCCGGGGCTAAGCACCCGTGGCCGAGACGCTGACGATGTCCGCTGAGTTCATCACCTGGCGCGCAAGGACAAGAGCGACCATCACTGCGCCCGAGATGTCGGCGGACTCGACAGTCATTCGCACGGTTGCGCCGTCAGCGACCCGGATTGCTTCTGTGCCTCTGACCGCGGGCAATGCCTTAGCTTCCCGCCGCAAGGCAGTGGTGAGCGATGCGACCTTTTCTGCAGCTTGCAGCCCGAACTCAATACGCCATGTCTGACGTAGCAAGACGACGGTCGCCTTGCCGTGCTCGACTCGCACAAGACCTTCTGCCGCCATCGCGGTCACAGCTCGGTTGATCACTGTGACATCGACGCGTAGGTCTCTCGCGAGTGCTGCCTGTGCGGGCAGCGTAGAGCCGGGAGGGAACGCGCCGGAGAGAATCTGGCTTCGCAGCTCTTCGACTACCTGCCGGTAGCCCGGCCGTGCTGCTTCCACCAGCGCCGCTCCCTCCTCGTCAGCCGTACCGGCCCAATCGTAGAGGTCAGCGTCCAGAACCGCCGCTGCAGCCATGCATCGCCTCCCGGTGCTACTCTTGACAATTGTCAAGAGTAGCTTAGCCTCGGACTGTACGCCGGACCTGGGAAGCGAGGGACTGTGGGTGACCTGCGACCGGTGTGGAACTGGGTAGACGAAGCCGCATGCCGCGGCTTGCCGATCGATCTGTTCTTCGGGCCCGACGGCGAAACCCGCACTCAGCGGGACCAGCGCGAGCAGCAGGCTAAGCAGGTCTGCGCAGGCTGTCCGGTCCGCGACGAGTGCGACTCGACCGCGAGCGCCCGGGGCGACAAGTTCGGCGTCTTCGGTTCCGGTGAGGTCGAGCGGCGTAACCGTCGCCGACGTGAGCAGCGCCGCGCCCAGGCCGACGCCCGGAAACAGGCGTCATGAGCAAGAACAAGGGCACTCGCAAGCTAGGTGCCGCGATCGGTGTCGGGCTCGCACTCGCCGCGGTCCACGACATTCACGCTCACGCTCACCCGGCGGCAGGCGGCGGCGCGGCTGACACTGCCGCCGCGACGGTGATTTCAGCCGGTTCTAACGTCGCGCTCGGCCGCCGTCTGGCTGCGCGTGACTACGACTGGCGAGGCACTCAGTGGTCGTGTCTCGACACGCTGTGGGAAGGCGAGTCGGGCTGGTCGCAGTACGCCGACACCCGGCGATCCCACCTGGACGCTGCCGACGCGACGGTCTTCGCCTACGGAATCCCGCAAGCGCGGCCGGCGACCAAGATGCCCCTCTCCGCGCGGCCCGCTGATCTCGGCGGCTCATCCAACCGGCGGGCCCAGATCTTGTGGGGTCTCCGGTACATCGACGGACGTTACGGCTCGCCGTGCGCCGCGCTCGCTTTCAAGCGGGCGAACAACAACGAGGGCTACTGACTGCCCGCAACCCCGGAAGGAAACACCACCTGCCATGCAGAACGGAACCATCACGACCCTGGGTGCTATCAAGCACCCGGCCCACCCGCTGAGCATCGCCGCGCAGTGGAGCACCCTCGCGCACAAGAGCCCGTCAATGGCCGTCTTCCTGATCGCGCTGATCGCCGTCCTCATCCTCGCGGGCGTCGCGCTCACCCGCAAGCGCAGCAGCTAAGACCAGCCGAGCCGCTAACAGAAACGGAGCCCTAGCCCGATGCCTGCAAGCCTGACCGAACGCGCGAGCGGGCGCGCCACGGCCGCCAAGGCTGCCGTAATCGACGCCCTTGAGACCGGCGCCGGGCAACAGGCACTCAACCTCGCCCTGCGCACCCTCCAGTCCGAAGCCGCCAAGCTGCGTCGCCGCCGCCCCGGCGACGCTGCAATCACTGACGCGGAGCTTGCCGGGTCGATCCTCGCCATCGCCGCCCAGTTGCACGCCCACAAACCGTCGCGGCCGCCCGGATGCCCGCGCGTCCCAGCTCCGCGCCATCTGCTCGGCGTCTTTGAGGCCAGCTTCCAGCGGGCCACCGAGGAAGAAGGAATCCCCCAGTGACGCAGCTGCCCCTGCCCCTCCGCGTCGCACACCGGCCCGACGACGAATCCCCGGCAACCCCGGCCGAGCCAGCCACCCCGGCAACCGAACCCCGTCCCCTAGTGCGTCTCAGCGGAGGCCAGTTGAGCCTGAAGGAGCAGTCCGCCGCCGCGTTCGCCCACGCGTTCCGCATGGCCGCCGCGCGACTGCGTGACCTGGCCCGCCGCGAAGGCGGCCCGGTCAACGCTCTGATCGAAGGCAAACCCCCGTCGCTTCGCGAGGAATGCGACTACGCCACGTCCCGCGCATGGGTGCCGCCCGGTCACAACGGCGGTGTCTTTGAGTGGCTCGGCGTGATCCACCACCTGCTGATCGGCCGGCCGGGAGTCGCGTTCGGGAACTCGATCTCCGCTATCTGCCACAAGCCGCTGCGGTTCTGGCTGCTCGTCTTCACCGTCTTGATCGTCGCGCTGCTGGCCTGGAAGGGCTGAAAGGAACCACCGTGATCTACACCAAAGTCCTCGCGCTCGGCTCAGTCTTCGCCGGGCTCGGCTTCCTGCTGTGGTCGTACAAGAAGCTGCACCGCATCACCGCGTGGCTGATCGGCGCGGGCGCGTTCATTCTCACCGTCGCCATCGTGCCGTGGCGGAACGCTCTCGCCGGCATTGTCGGCACTCCCGCAGGTCTTGTGTGGCTGACCGGACTCACGGTGGCTTCGGCTATTGCCTTCATGTTTGAAGCGGTGGCCAAGCACAAGCACCACCGGATTCGCACGCCGGTCATCGCCGCGACGCTCGGCGTGACACTCGTCCTGGCGATCGCCGACGTCAGCGACATGCTGTCCAGTCTCGGCAAGTCGACCAGCGGCACCGGCACTGCGCTGTCAACAGCCGTGCGGAAGATCCATTCCGGTGCCGCCGCGAAAGCTGTGCCGAAGGATCACCGGTACCTGATCCTCGCGGCGGGCGTCTCCGTAGTCGTCGCGCTCATCGTTCTCGGCATCCGCATGGACAAGAAGCGGAAGCCCGAGCCTGCGGCGACCAGAATGCTGCCGGGCAGGCGCGCACTACCCTCCGGCGGTCCACGCACCGCCGTCGCCCCGCGCGGAAGGGCTCGCCGGTAAATGAGCCTCCCGCCGCTGCACGAACAGGTCCGCGCCGTCACCAGCGCGCACCGCGCCATCCTCGCGCCCTACGGGTGGATCGCTGCCGCTGATCTGGTCGCGTTCATCGCCCGTTACGGGTTCCCCGGCGGTGGCGCTGACATGCTCGCGCTAGTGGCGGTCGGCGTCGCCGGGTACTGGACTGCCCGCAAAACTAAGGGCCGCAAGCACGGCAACACGCAAGCACTCATCGGCTGGGGTCTCTGGTCCCTGTGGGTTCTCATCGCCGCTACCTGGACCCCGCTGGGCTGGGCCGGGATCATGCAGATTCTTCTGATCGTCGGTTGTCTCGGCCTGTCGCTGCCGCATATGCACCGCAACAGGGTCATTCACTCGGGCAGGCAGGTCGTCCGCGGCGAACTCACCGACGACCCGGTCTGGGCTCCGCAGCACGTCCGGGGCGTCGTAGTCGCCGACGATCTTGAAGTCACAGACGACGACGCCTACGAAACCCCCGTAGCCGGTCCGGCTCTCGACGAAGACGAGACCTACACCGCACCGGGACCCGCCCTGCTCAAGACCGGACCCGCGGCTAGGCCACGCACGCCGGCCAACGACACTGTCCGCTCGGCGATCAACGACGTGTTCGACGCGTTCAACATCGACGCCGCCGTATCCGGCCTGACTCGCGGGCCGGCTGTCACCCGCTATCAGGTGCAGATCGGTCCCGGCACGAAGGTCGAGCGGGTTACCGGGCTGTCTAAGAACATCGCCTACGCGGTCGGCAGCGCGTCCGTGCGGATCCTCGCCCCGGTGCCTGGCATGTCGGCGATCGGTGTCGAGATCCCGAACGCTGACCGGGAGATCGTCTCCCTCGGTGACGTGCTGCGGTCACCCGCCGCGCGTAACGACCCGCACCCGCTCACCGCAGGCATGGGCAAAGACGTCGAAGGCCGACCGGTCGTCGCATGCCTGGCCAAGATGCCGCACCTGCTGATCGGCGGCGCGACAGGCTCAGGCAAGTCCGTGTTCATGAACTCGCTGATCGTATCCGTGCTCACCAGGGCCACACCCGACCGGGTACGCATGATCCTCATCGACCCGAAGCAGGTCGAGCTCGCCGCCTACGCGGGGCTGCCGCACCTGCTCGTGCCGATCATTACCGACCCGAGAAAGGCAGCCGCCGCGCTGCACTGGGTCATCGCAGAGATGACACGCCGGTATGAGGACATGGCCGCATTCGGCTGCAACAAGATCGACGACTTCAACCTGAACGTCGCTGCGGGCCGGCTACGCGGACGCAACGGCGAACCCGCCGAGCCGTACCCGTACCTGCTCGTGATCATCGACGAGCTAGCTGACCTGATGATCGTCGACGGGGCAGCGCAGCGACGCCGCGACCCCGACGACGACACGCTCGGCGTCGAAGACGCGGTCGTGCGGATCTGTCAGCTGGCCCGCGCTGCGGGCATTCACCTAGTCGTCGCGACCCAGCGGCCCTCGGTGGATGTGGTGACCGGGCTGATCAAAGCCAACATCCCGTCACGGCTCGCGTTCGCGACCGCGAGCCTGACCGACTCGCGCGTGATTCTCGACCAGCCGGGCGCGGAGAAACTGATCGGCCAGGGTGATGCCCTGTTCAAGCCTGCAGGCGCGCTGCGCCCCGAGCGGATCCAGGGCGCGTTCGTGTCCGAACGCGAGATCCGGGACGTGGTCCGCCAGTGCAAGGCGCAAGGTGCTGTCACCCTGACCGCCACCGCGACCGCCACCTCAGCCGTGCCGGTGCCTGAGCCGCACGAGGCCGTTCCCGAGTTGCTTGCCCAGGCTGCGGAGCTCGTAGTCAGCACGCAGTTCGGGTCCGTGTCGATGCTCCAGCGCAAACTCCGGCTCGGCTTCGCCCAGGCGTCCGCGCTGATGGACGCACTTGAGGCCGCGGGCGTCGTCGGCCCGGCCGCCGGGTCACAGGCACGCGATGTGCTCGTACCAGCTGCAGACCTCCCAGCGGCCCTGGCTGCGCTCACCTAAAGGAGCTAGATCATGTACGACGAACGTCCGCAGATGAGCCAGTGGGCACCGGGCTGGGCCAGCAAGTGGGGTGGCGGCCTTGTGTTCGCCGGCATTCTCATCGCTCTCGTTGGCGGCACGCACGAGCACGACTGGACGGTCATCGGCATCGGGTGCGCGGTCATTCTGGCCGGCGGCGTTGTCGACACGTTCGCCCGGCGCGGATCTACGCGGCTGAAGATCCTGCTTAGCGCCGTGATGGTCGCCGCCAGCTACTACCTCTGGAGCAACCCGCATCACACGGCACTGTTGTTTCAGCACATCGCCGCGCACGCCGGCCACTTCATTACCCCGACCTGGAAGGGTCCTAAGCCATGACCGCCAAGGTTCTCATCGTCGTTGGGCTCGTCGTCATCGTCTTGGTGTTCAGGCTCTTGATCAGGGGCCAGGGCAGGAAGCTGCTCGCTCTCGCCGTGGCCGGGCTGATCGCGTTTCCGTTCGCGTGGCACTTCATCGGCGTGCATCACCTGTTCGCGCCACCGGACCCGTACGGCCCGTGCCCGCCGCCGACGCAGTATCACTCCGGATGGATGCCGCTCGACGGTTTCTCCCAGTGGAACGGAGGCGGCAACGGCCAGCCACCCATCGGCCAATCCGGCGTCGTCGTCTACCACGGCTGGGTCGAGCTGGCGGGCTGCGGCATGTCGATCAAGCTAGGCGCGGGGACCTGACCGGCGATGGGACTGTTCACCAGACGCCGCCGAGCGGCCATCCCGGATGACTGGCAGGCAGCCGACCAGCGGATTCTCGTCTGCCGCGGCGTCGAGATGGATGACGACGGGTGCGCTAGCGACCACGCGTACGGCGCTCACTTCTGGCTAGAGAGCGCCGCAGCTTGGCTGACCATCTGGGCGTACCCGGCACCCGCGGGCGCGTACGCAGACGACGGCTACTTCATCGGCTACCGCGTCGACTACCGGACTGACGACGACGCTTGGGCCGTCGCGCTCTACTACGGCGACGTCACCTGGGCCGAGTGGTACGACAACCTCGCCGACGCCGAGCAGGCCGCGCAGGACTCTGCCGCTTCGCTGCTCCGTTCCGGTCGCGACGCCGAAACGCTCCACGTGACCGAAGACACCATCGCCGACTGGTTCGACTGGGACGGCACGCCGTGGTCCGCCGCACCAGGCATTACTACCGAATAGGA